ATATTAAAGGCGGCTATATGGTTATTGTTTACCATAGTTGGGTTGTTCACAGTATCGGTTTTATTTAAACCAGTCCAGATACCACCGCAACAAGAGTCGGCACTTATATTCCCATTTTTTGCAAAATATTATTTGTCATGTTCAACTTCGGTTTTCTTGATTGCTTATACATTTGTCTATTTATTGATGCCAATGATATATGTTAAAAACATAAATTATGCCATTATCTTTTTGTTTGTTGCATTTTATTTAGGCGATGTTTTAGGGAGAAAATACATTCAAGTTCCAGGTGTAATAGTACAAAATATGAATCCAGTAGGAGTTACGATAGGAACCTTGTGTGGAGTTGTGTATGGTATTATGTGTTTCTTTATTATTTATAAAGCGGGTGATAGGTATTTATATTTTAGTCCATCTAAATCATCGGAGGGAGAATATTGTTCTAAACCTGCCAACCAGCAATTCAAGTGTAATGTATACAAGAATGGGCAGCTAATGTCAGCACTTTAAAAGGGAAGATTTGTAATTAATTGGTTATTGTCTTTTTGTTTTTCAATTTGGAGAGATCGGATACGGTTCATGATGTAGACTCGGTCTTCTTCTTGTTTCCGTTTTTTAGCGATGGGGGATTGTTTTCCTTTATATTTATAGTACAAAATGCTGCATAAACATAATATAAAAAATAGCAATAAACTTATATTTAGGATCCAGGTATGGTATTGCATTTTATATTCTTTGCAGGCTTTAAAAGAATCTACGAAATATTGGCGGACACCTGGTTCAGTTAAATGATCCATATTGTTAAATAAGTATATTTTTTAATACTTATTTAAACTATGGCAAATATGACAAATTCTCTCGGAACATTTTTTTGGTTATCTTCCGTCTATATATTTATACAAACTAAAATGGGTGAAAAACAGGTGTATTATGATGTTATATTTTTAGGGATAGTGATGATATTTATGTATTTTATAAATGTGACGATATTACAAGAAAAGTGTAATGCAGTAGACACGTGGGTCATTATAAAATCAACATTATTTCCGTGGGTATTTATTTTTGGAATTATGATGTATGCCTTGAATCATTTCCCATATTGGAAAACACCATTTTCCAATACATTTGGGTTGCTTATTGCTAAATTTGCAGGATGCAATACAACATTTTTGAATATGCTAAATCCACAAGGAAGTGTAGATAATAAATTGCATTATGTGTATTCGGATCCGTCGTTATTGATTAATAAATTTACGTTGGACAATTTTGAAACGACAATTAAGACATTACAAGAAGGGAATTTACTCCCGATACCACTAGATGAAATAAAAAAGAATGCATTTAGAGATGTAGTAAAATTAAAAGAATTGATATCAGAATGGATATGGTATATATTAACTTCGTCTATTGTAATTAGTGTATCGTATAATAGTTTAATACGTAGTAAATGTAACAAATCTGCTTCCCAGTATATAGATAGCCGTAATAATGCATTGGCAGAAACAACAACAGAAAAAACACCCGATATATATACAATAACGGGGTAAGAGTTTTACATAAAGGCATTATCCACAATCGTAGATATTAATTCGTCTTTTTTGTCATCAGGATAAACATCATAATGTATATCTAATCCTGGATGAGGATTAACTTCAATCACGACACCGCTTACATAGTATGGAATGGATAAATCTTCACAAATATAATCAATTCCGCTTAATTTCAAATTTAAAACGCGATTTATTTTTTGGAATAACGAAATATTCAATGGATGTACTGTACCTATGTCAACGTAAGTTACAATAGATCCGTTACTCATATTTTTAACATTGGTGATAATGACTTTTTTGTCTAGAGGTACAACATCGGATGTAGTATACCCTTGTTTTTGAATAAAATTATAATCTACGGTGTGAATAGTATATCGTTTTGTTTGTTGGTTATATTGGTCAATTAATTCATTTATGGTATGTGTTCCGTCGCCTGTAACAAATGGCGATGATTTCATGGTAATTCCGATAATAGTGCCATTAAAAACCATAATTCTGTATTCTTTGCCAGTTGCTTGTTCTTCTATGAACGCAATTTTGTCCTGTTTCTTTAAGTCATTTACACAAATTATTAATTCTTCGGGGGTCGTTATATTAGTAGTTACGCCGTATCCTTTTTCGCCTTGGGTAGGTTTGACAACGAGTGGAAAATGTAATTGTTGGATATTGGATATATTTTCTTCGTCGGATAATTCGTTGTTCCAGGTGTAAGATTTGGAAATGGGAATATCATTTTGCTGCAGTATTTTGTTGGTCAATGGTTTTATATCAATCTTGCCATTTTTGTTATTTATTTTTTTGTAATTGATTATTTTCCCGTTTTTTTCCAGAGTCTTATTTTCTCTATCAAGCAGGATATTATTTTTTTCGTAATTATCTAAAAAATAGCTACGTGTAAATACGATGCCTTCTTTAATATGATATGTGTGGTATACTAATACAGCAAGTAACAAAAAAATGAATATATAAAGAATCATATATTCATTGTTGGGAATAAAAAATTACATTAAATTAAGTTTGTGTTGGACATAAAATGCACCGTGGTAGCAAAAAATAGCAAGAATGAATACAACTAACCACATGGGGAATACAGTTTTCTTGCGATATCCGACGCCGAATTGTCTTAATGATCCATCACGGTTATAAATAATGGTTGGTTTAATCATATAGAGTATTAAAAATCCAATCATGAATAAAATAATGGCGATACTTAAATGGTTCATTATATACTGAAAGGTTATTTTATTTTTTATATTTTACGTGTTGTTATCTTCTAAATTGCCGTCATCACCCGCATCAGCTTCTGCATCTTTGTTTATAAGACCAACACCCTGAAATAATTGAGCTTCGTTCAAACGAGATGTAAATTGAGGGACATTGTATTTGGTGCTTGTATTCAAATTGGTTTGGATAGATGTTAATAATTTTTCAGTTTCGGATAATTGTTTGCTGCGATTGACAACGGTTTTTCGTTCTAAACTTTGACGGACAGTCATTTTTTTCTTTAAATCGGCATAATCGGGAATATCTAATTCGGAATTGAATTTTTTAGAAATGTATTTAAGTACAGTATCGTCACGACCTTTCTTTTTGATTAAATCTATTTCTTTAAAAATTTGTAAAAGGTAAAAGAATAGAATAACGTTCATGTTTTCGTGATTGAGAGGTTGTTTTAGTTCTTCCAAAATGTGTTGAATTGTTTCGTTGGCGGATAGTTCAAGCCATAGAGGAGTTAATGAATCGCCGTTGATGGGGGGATCTTTATAATAATTACGGATTTGTGTAGTAATGGATTCAAAATGGCTGCGTGCAATAAGATCCGTATGAGTAATAGGTATAGCAGACTCGTACAATGTAGTATAAAAATCAATGTTGGTACATATTTTCCCGTAAAATTGGAGAATAGTTTTGATGAAATTGGCAATATAAATACTTGGATATTGTTCAAAGACTTTATGAAAATTCATTTTAGAAATATGTTTGGCAAATGATTTTTGTAATTCTTGTAAATCGCGAATATCGTATTGTGTTTTATATTGAACATTTAAATCTACATCTCTATCTATCATATCTCGGAATAAAAGAGGTTTGATAATATCAAATGAAAATTCCAAAGGAAGATAGTCGGGTGTATTAAATTTATTGACATAGGCAGAAAACAATTGTTTGTGTGGGTGAGGGAAAGCAACATCTTTGAATGAAAAATCAATAAGAACATGGTTCACACGTTTGATTTCATCTCCCATGTGATGTATAGGCACGGTTTTTTGTATTTGGGTTTTAATGGCTTCAATGACGGGATAGGTGGATACGGACGAAGGCATAAATGTTTTCCATTCTTTGTGTTCTTTCACGATTACTTTTTTGGTGGTAACTTTATATTTTTCGTCAATATACGTGCAAATACGTTTAATTTCAGAAACCACAATTTTTTTACCGATTTCTTGCAATAGTGAAGCATCATGTTTTTCAAGAAGTCCAATTGATTTTACAATTTCTTGTGCAATGGTTTCGCACGAATGTTGCATTTTGATGTGATGAATATAAATTAAAAAATAAAGTATTATCTTTTTGGGTTTGCTTACAATAGCATCGTTAATAAAAATAGTGTCCAATGACGTTAATTTGGGTTGTTGCATTAAAACGGTGCACAAGGTAGATAAAATATTCATGAATTGTTGTTGTTCTTTCGTGTAAATAGTTTGGTATTGTACATCTTTATCTAGTTCGGAAGATTGTGCCAATTCGTCGTAAGAACTTGCTTTCAATATAGGAGCAAGAGAAATGCTGGTATTTTTATCTTTGTAAAATCCATCTTCAATGTACACTTGTGGGGAAGCAGTGCAATATGCATATAAAACATTATAGTATTCTTCTAGTGTGGTAGATAAATACGATTCTGCCAACGTTTTTAGAATAACTGGTACAAGTGGAATATCGGTACTAGAACAGTGAAGCATGTTGGGATTTTTATCGTTTGGTTTCGTGTATTTGGTGATGAATTGTAAAAGGGCGGTATACCGTTTTTTCAATGGAAAAGAGAGGATTTGATAAAATAATTCATAGGATTGTGGAGGCCGTTCTGAATGTAAATCGCTTTGTACTTTATTGAATTTGATATTATATTTTAATTGTTGATATTCATTATATTTCTGTTTACGTTTTAGGAAAGAAACGTTTTCATGGTTGAGAACAGTTACATTGGAAGAATGATAGCTGGTTAATAAATAATTGGATAATTGTTTTTCAGTATTGGTGTTGCAATCTTGTTTTATTTCGCACATGGGTTCAGGTGGGTTTAGTACAAATTTAGATTCATCTTTAGACGGTTTTGGCGGTTCTTGTTTAAGTGGATCACTAGGTTTGATAGTAGATGAAATGAATACGTTTCCGTAATCTTGGGCTAATGCATGAAAATATAGTTCGCTAGTGGAAATATACGTTTTTTCATATAATTTATGAGTTTGAGTAGGAAGACTAAGGTAAGTGTTGGTTTGTTTGTGGGATAAGAATACTTTTTTATTTTTTGAAATATGGGATTGGATGGTTGCAATCGTATCATAATCTAAGTGATTGGGATAAATAAGGTAGGGTTCAAGTTGTTTTATAAAATCATGAAAAGAATAATACGTAAAGGATGTCATAAGACTTTGAATAGTAGGAATACTGTCTGCATAATTTTGAAATTCTTTAAATTTAAAATTAGGTTCACATTTAATGTTGAATAAGTGTAGATGCGAAAGTAAATTAAATTGTACTTTTTGCATCAATCCAGTTTCGGGTAAATATAATTTTGAAAAAGTGATGGATGTAGGTGGAAGACTAGTATATCCAGTAATAGGTAATAATTCATCCGTTGTATATTCGCTCCAATGTTGTATTTTTGGAAGCCAGTTGATGTCATCTTCTTTGGATCCTTTCAAGTGTTGAAACATCATAATATTGCTGGTTGGGAATAAGTAAGTTTGTATGGATGATAATGGATAATCATCTGTAAATACTCTAAAAATAGAGTGAATAAATTTCTGAATAGAATTGTATTGTTTATCTTTATTGGTTAATTCCAGGTTTTTGTAGCACATGAGTGAATTGGCAAGACTTTTTTTAAATTGCATATTTTTTTGTAAATTATAGAGTTGAACGGTAGCATTGGTAATGGGATATACCCATTTAAACTTGGTTTGATCGGGAACTAGTGGTTGTCCGTAAGGAAACGTTAACATTAATTCTTTGTAACGTTGAGCAAAGACTTCGCCGTTATATTTTTTGGTAAAAGTTAGGTATTGTAGAATGGAATTGATTTGAATATTTAATGTATATTGGCATTTAGATTCGTCAATGTTATAACTAATTAGTTCTTGATCGGTTTCGTTGACATCTTCTTCGTCTTCTTGTTTATTTCTTGAAATTTGTGTGATTCCAATAGGTAATTCTTTTTTATAGTTAAAATTAATGTATAGTTTTTCCTTGTCTTCCAATTCAAGAATAAGACAATCGTCTTCTATTTCTATAATAGTTGCATCGGCAAATGTATCGTTATCAAATACCATATGCAATTTATCTTGTAAAGCATAGCGTTTGGTATAAATATAACTAGAGTGTTTAAAAAATTGTGCAACTTTAGAAACATCATAATCGGATGATTGTTTAATCCGTTTGATAGTTTGTGTTTCTTTAATAGGTATGTATTCTATTTTAGATGGAACGTAGATGATAATTTCATCGTCAATCATGGAATGAAAACTTCCGATTAAAGTTGTTCCAGATTTTAATGTTATTTCTATTATATCGTATTGAATTACATTTTCCATTATTATAATAGAAGAAAATATAAAGATTTTTATATATACTACTTATGTACACTATTCCTGAATTATCTGTGAATCTTAAAAAAATGGATGAATATGAACTAGCATGCTATAAACTTGGAATTGTAGATAATGGGTTATTTCGGTCGGTTATCTATAAAAATAAAAAGATGGTTTGTTTTTCTCCGCCAAAGTCAGTCCCGTATGAAGATTTTGTAGCACGTTGGGATATTGATCATGAAACAGGAGTAGTCCTGGATGAAATAATTGATGGTACTATGATAAATGCATTTTATGATAATGAATGGAAAATAGCTACCCGAACAGTAGTTGGCGCCCAATGTACTTTTTATTCTAGCAAAACATTTCATGAGTTGTTTCATGAAACGAATATAAATTATGACGTAATGGATAAAGGGTTATGTTATAGTTTTGTGTTGCAACATCCAGAAAACCGTATTGTAGTCCCGATTGAAACTCCTACACTATATTTGATTGCGTCTTATAAGATACAGAATAATACAGTAATAGAACAACCGTTGGATGTTTCTCATTTTCTTATTCCTAAACGGTTTTCGTTTGAAAGTTATAAGGAAGCAGAAGAATTTGTTCAACAACAACCGTATACATTCAAAGGACTCATGCTAAAGTGCGACAATATGCGTTCCAAGATATGCAATGAAAAGTATGAAAAGATTAAAGCATTACGTGGGAATAGTTCAAACTTGAGGTATGTCTATTATACCTTGAGGAAAAGCGAGAATGAAAAGGTGTATCGTGAACATTTCCCAAATCATTTCAATGAGTATGAAGAAGAATTGAACGATGTAGTAAAACTATTGCATTCAACATATATTGAATGTTTTATTAAAAAGGTAAAGCCATTGAAAATGTATGCAATGCCACTAAAACAACATTTATATGAATTACATATGATTTATTTGCATCATTTAAGAATGGAAAAAAAATATGTGAATAAACAAGTTGTATGGGACTATATAAATAAAGTTTCACCGTCACAATTGGTATCACTTACGATTAGAAACTTGCCCCAAAATTAAAGTAAGCCTTACATTCTTCACATGCATTAGAAATTAATTCTTCTAACATTGGTTTCGTTGGAGAAACGTCCCCATATTGCAACCTTAAAACACCATGCTTATCATGAGGATGGTTTTTTAAGAATGAAATATATTTGATAGTAGTTGGGAATTTAGTAGTAAAAATATAGTATTCTAGTAATTTTCCGATGGTATAATCGCAATTATACAAAAGGATATCAACACAATTTTCAAGTGTATTTTCGCTTTTTTGGAAATCAAATTCAGCGGATTTAAATGTATTTAGATCGTATTGAAGTGTTTTACAACCAATTTTGACTAATTGTTCTGGAGAATAAATATGTGTTTCGTAACTTTCTACACTAAAATCGTATGAATCTGGAACAGTGAATCGTTTGGCTTGTAGTAAATCCCAATCTTTTTTATCGTTTTTGTTGTCAATTCCTTTTTTCATCCATTCGCGGTTGGCGAGTTCATGATTTACAGTAAATCGGTAATAACAGTTTCCTAAATTAGACGTTCCATTTTGAGAACCAGTTGTAATAGAAAGAGTTGCCGATAAAGTAATGGATTCTACTGCAAGTCCGAGTTTAGGACGAAGGCGAATAATATCAATGTATTGTCCAGTAATGTCATCGGGTATAAATAGTTTCTTGTCGGATTCTTTGCCGTTTTCTATGACTTTAAAATCTTCACTGGTTACAAAAACAACATGGGATGTATTATTGGTTTTGGTTAAGTGAAGTGTGAATGTTTTAATGTGATCATCATCAGGTGTTAAACAAATGGGAATGCACGCCAATCGTTGTTTAATAATTTCGTTATTGAATCTAGAAGTGTTGGTGGTGATATTGCAATCCTCTTTAGACATTACAACGGATCTAATATTTCCGATAATGGTACGGCGCAAAGCGTTTGCGATACATACATTGGCATTTTTTAGAGTAAAATGGAGTATGTTGTCGTCGGATTTATGGATATCGGTAACAGAAGCCATTGTATATATTCTAATTATAAATTATTAAATCAATTTAAGTTTAAAATAAAGATTGTTAATATTATTAGTGAATATGTCGGCAATTTGTTATTATAGCAATTTTTGTGAACCTAGCAAAAAATTGTTGCAATTATTTGCTAAAACGAAATTAAAACAAGAAATTCATTTTATATGTATTGATAAACGGTTTAAGAATCAAAAAGGGCAAACAATATTACAATTAGAACAACATCAGGTATTATTGCCAGATGCAATACGCAAGGTACCTGCACTTTATTTAGTAGATAATCAAAATGTATTGTATGAAGATGATATTTATGAATTTTTGACGCCTAAAGAAAATAAAATAAATACTTTAGCAACTTCTGGAAATGGCGAACCAGAATGTTATAGTTTAAATCAAATGTCGTGTATGTCGGACTCCTATAGTTTTCTAGACCAAGATAGCTCAGAATTATCTACCAAAGGATCGGGTGGTATCCGTCAATTGCATAATTATGTAACTTTGGATCAGAATTTTTCAATTCAAACACCAGCCGAAGATTACGTTCCAGATAAAATAGGAAATAATGGTTCAAAATCGTTGGAGCAATTAAAAGCAGAACGAGAAAAATCAATTATGCAACCCATTCAACGAATTTAATTTTGATTCTAGTTTACTAATTTTATCGCTTAATAATTTTATGTATTGTTGTTGATGGTTTAGATGTTGAATTATTTCGGGTCCCTTTAATATTTTATCCCCAAATTGAATGACAAAGCTTCTTTCAATCTGTTTCTGTTTTATATGTTCAAGAACATCGGGTTTCATAGAAGGATCGCCTGCACTATAAGATGCTAATTCACTATGAATTCCAGTAGTATAAAATTGGTATAATTCTGGGTCTTTGATAAATTGGTGTACGGATAAATCAGTGTACCTTATGGTACTCTGATTTTGACCATTTAGCAAGGTTTTTTTATCAAATGTATTTTGGCTGTGAGAAACAACAAGAATTACTTTTTTAGGATCTAATTGAACCATAGGAATGGTATAATTTTTCAAAAAGTGTTTTTCTTCGCTCATGGGAGCGTTTTCTTCATAAGAAGTGATGGATAATAATTCTTTCCTGAATGCAAATGTGGCTGCAGTAGCATGATTAGGGCCATAAGGACCAAATTGAACTATTTTATGTATGTCTTTAAAATACGTATATAAAATAGTTGATCCTGCACATAATATAGATGGATTTCGTTGTAACTGTTCTACTGCATGAGAAATACGCTGAGGTGGGTAATAATCATCGTCATCCATGTAAATAATAATATCTCCTTTAGCGTATTTATGCATCAAATTTCGTTTTTTTCCCAACGATATTTTTTGATCTATTTTGTAATATTTGATGTGGGGAATGCCTGATGTTGCGATTAAATCTTCTATTTTATCAGTACCATCATCAATGATAATCCATTCAATAGGTCCAGTATAATCTTGGTGTTTAAAACATTTAAACATGGATGGAATAAATGGGCGACGATTAAATGTAGGAGTGCAAACAGAAACTAACATAAGTAATAGTATACTATTGTTTTTAATATCTTCAGGATAAACTTTGTTGAGTAGTCCTATATCTTTGAATAACAACAATAACAATTAAAAACCAAAACAATATAGGACCAAAATTGAGACTTGAAAATATTTGTCCTAAACCATGAAAGAATCCTAATTCAAATGATGCCTTAAACATAGAATGTAATATGATAAGTAGAACACTGATAGATCCAATTGAAATACCTAATGCAACTTTGCTATTCAGAAATTTATAAGCAGAGAACATGGTGTATATCAAAAATAGTGTAACTAATCCGAACAAATGATTTTTTATTTCAGTAGAAATGGTGTTTCCTAATTCTGTAAAGGTTAATCCTAATGTAACTTTTAAATAGATGGGCAATAAAAACCAAAAAGAAACAAGATAACCCCATGAAGTATAACAGCACATTGCAATAACAACAAGTAAAAATATAGAAACAGCAATACCTAACCAACCATTTGCAATCCAAAACACAAAATTCATAGGAAATAGCTTTATATCAAACAAGTTTCTTAATAGTTCTCCATCAAACCAGTTGGATATAAATGCGATTGAAATTAAAAATGCATTTATGCCTATTTTTTCCTGATAGATACATGGTATAATACTCATTAATCCACTAATCACGGGTATTCCAAATGGGAACAATACGAAATATGTAATAATAATGGGCAATATATAAAACGATAAAAAATCTATTAGTGCATTTTTGGTATCTATAGATTTAAATATATATTTCATCGCAAACCGATATGAACTAAATATATAAGCTGATATTCCACCATAAAATATTGTATATTCATCTAAAAAATTCAACCCACTTTTCATATAATGTGGAAAACTAGATTCTAATGAAAAAAAATATTTTAACATTCCAGTTGGAGGATTATTGCCTGGTGCATATGGA